TCGGTTAATTTAAAAAATAACTTGAAGCAATACTTGGCAAACTATATGATGCTAACAGATGCACTTAATATAAAAGATGCATTTGTAGTTAATATTGAGGTTAATTTTGATATAATAGTTAGACCAAATTACCAAGGAAGAGATGTACTACTTGCTTGTACAAACCTACTTAAAGATCACTTTGACATCAACAAGTGGAATATAAACGAGCCTATTAACTTATCAAGCATATATACTTTACTTGATCAAGAAAAAGGAGTGCAGACAGTACAGAAAGTATTACTAATTAACAAAGCAGGAGGACAGTATTCACAATATGCATACGATTTAGACGGAGCAACTAGAAATAATATAGTTTATCCATCATATGATCCTATGATTTTTGAAGTGAAATTCCCAGACACAGATATTAAAGGAAGAATAACAACACTATAAGATGGCAGTATACAGAATATTTCCCGAAAAAGATGCATTTATTTCAACAGAAGTTCCAACAGGTAATACCGGAAAGGATGAGATTGTTGAAATAGGAGGTTATTATGATATATCAGGAACAGGGCAAGCCAATCGTATATTGGTAAAATATAGTGATGATGATATAAACACAGCTATTGCAACGATTGGAGGAGCTGGATATAGTGCATCATTAGGAATGTATATAGCAGACGCCTCTGCACTCCCAAGTACCGTAACGATACACTTAAATGCCGTATCACAATCTTGGGATAACGGTGTAGGTAAGTTTGGAGATACACCAATTAATACATCAGGAGTTTCCTGGACCTATCGACAAGCAGGAGAAGCAAATAACTGGATAACAGGTAGTTATGCAGCCGGCACAACTGGTTCATATCAAACCGAAGTAGGAGGAGGAACCTGGCATACAGCATATGAAACAACACAGTCTTTCTCAACAAATTCAACAACCTACGATCTAACCATACCAGCCACACGACTAGTACAAGCTATGGTTAATGCAACTTTCGTAAATGAAGGATTTATTGTACGATTGCAGCCTGATTTAGAATTTAATACAACATCATCAATCAAACTAAAATACTTTGGTGCAGATACGAATACAATCTACCCTCCATTCTTAGAATTTAAGTGGGATGACAGTTCATACAGTACAGGATCGCTATCAGTACTGTCAAATAGTATCTCAACAATCAACCTAACCAACAACAAAGGAAAATACGCTGACGTAGGGAAGCAGAGATTCAGAGTATCGGCAAGACCAAAATACCCTGTAAGATCCTTTACGACATCATCAGCATATTTGACAAACTATGCACTGCCATCTGCGTCATATTGGGGATTAAGAGACGAATACACAGAGGAAATGGTAGTTGATTTTGATACAGCGTTTACAAAAGTAAGCTGTGATTCAAACGGAGGTTATTTTGACATATACATGGATGGGTTGCAACCAGAGAGATATTATCGTATATTGATTAAAACTACGTTAGACGGAAGCACAACAGTTGTTGATAACCAAAACATATTTAAGGTAGTAAGAAATGGATAAGAGTGTCGAAATAAAAAAGACCGTCTTTGATAGTACTAAATTTACAAAGGTAATAGATAGGAGTTTTAATACTTTTGTGTTACCTCCTGTAAGTACCACAGATGAAGTAGCAACATTCTTTCAAATGTACGAAGACCTGTACTACGTCATAGATGTATTAGGAGATACCAACTCTCATCAGTACTTAGTACAGAAAAGCTCAGAGTTATTGAATTTTGACACTGTTACACAAGATATTCAACCACTATTAGACGAAATAGCACAATTAAGAACAGACTTGCTGGCAGCAAATCAGCAAGTATTAGATCTTCAGACAAAAGTATAGTAAATGGCAGATACAACATATATTGTTAGTGAAAACTCACCACAATCCATTCCAGGATTTGAGCAATACTCTAATGTAGATAGAAACCTTATTGATTCTTTTCAAATAAACAACTTATTTGATCCTGAGAAGCATTTTACAGAACTACACGTATACTCACTAACAGACGAGCTACTAGAAAGCAACAGTAACTATACAAGCTATGTATTCGGTCCAGACGCCGGATCATCAGGAAAAACCGGAGCATCTATACTTACTATCAATCCAATACAGGATAGTGCAGATTACGGGTACCCTAATGGAGGAGTAAAGCTACTATATCACTTTATAAATGATATCTTTACTCAAGACAAAGCTACAGCAGAGTTTTTTATTAGCGGTATATCAAACGACAGAACAGAGCTACGACTACTTGCATCAACACTAGACGACACTGCTGTAGAACAAGTTGCAGTACTTTACGCTGAAGAATTAAAGAACCAATCTTATTTTGATGGATTTAGGTTAAACTTCGGTAATAATGATTTACTTATTGGTATTAATATAGGAACAATACCCTATAACAACCAAACAGCTGTAACTATAAAACTATATGAACCACTTCCAGACATCTACGATATAGGGAGTGTACTTAATATAGTAGAAGTAATATCAGACTCTATTGCCTACGAAGTAGAATCGCAAGCACCAATCCAGGCGATCACCCAACCGTACATACGTCCTGCAAACTTCAATATAGAAGTACAAGACCAGAGCGTGATACCTTCACAGTACTTTAGTTATGATGAATTATTTAGCTACCCAGTAAACAACAGCAACAGCCAGATATACTCGGTATTTAATGAAAAAGGTATTGACATAAGTGTAGACTACACCAACTACAGTGACTTTGTTCATTTCTCATCAGCACAGGAGAGGTTGATTAACTTTAAATATAAGTTAGATTTAATCACTCAACACTCAGCAAGTCTATCCAGTATAAGCAATGCACCGGCAACACTAGCAGGTACATCAGGAAGTAAGGACTATTATAACGGACTTATTCAAGGAATAGTAAGCAACTTTGATCATTACGAAAGATTTTTATACTACGAATCTGGTAGCTATTCATGGCCAAAATCAAATACAACAAAACCCTATAGCAATATAGCGAGTAATACAATCGCTGCAAATGCATGGTATACCTCACAGGTAGAGACTGCATTAAGTTATGATAGTGTAAACAACAACATGCTTGTAAACACTATCCCTGCATATCTTAGAGATGATGCAAGCAACGAGAATTATGTAACCTTTATCAACATGATAGGGCAGCATTTTGATAACTTGTGGTTGTACGGAAAAGCAGTAACAGATAAATACGATGCTGATAATAGGGTTGATTTTGGAATATCAAAAGACTTAGTAGCAGAAGCTTTAAAGAACTTTGGAGTTAAGTTGTATACTTCAAACAAGTCTATTGAAGACCTATTTTCAACAATTATAGGACAATCATACCAATCAGGTAGTGAACAAATCAGCAACTACATAACAGGGTCTTACACAGGATCTAACGCACCTATACAACCAGCCTCTTATGACACCTACCAAAAAGAGATTCAAAAGAGACTATACCACAACCTACCTCTTTTACTAAGTTCAAAAGGAACAGAAAGAGGGTTAAGAGCATTAATAAACTGCTACGGAATACCCTCAGATATTTTAGAGATAAAATACTACGGAGGTAGAAATATAACAACCCGCCCTTTCTTTGGTGACTATCGATACTATACAAGCTCGTTAGACAAGATTAGATTGGATCATACAGGTAGTATCGTAACAGGTAGTACCTTATCAGGCAATACATCGATCGTTAAGAGAGATCCAAAATATACCGACGACTTACATAATATAGAAGTAGGATTTTCTCCTACAGATAACGTAGATAATTACATCAGAGCTAACCTATTCCCGTACGCAGCATCTACCTTTAACATAGATGACTATATAGGAGATCCAAGAAGCCTACCATCAGGAAGCTACACAGGATTAAGTACAGTAGCAGAAACTATATTAGGATCTCTTGAGCAATACGATTTAAGAGATTATGTAAGACTTATTAAGTTTTTTGATAATACAATCTTTAAAACTATTAAGGATTTTATTCCTGCCAGAGTTGTAGCAGATACTGGAGTTATAATTAAACCAAACCTGCTTAATAGATCAAAAGCAAAATCAGTAGGTATATCGGTAACACAGCCGGAGTATACAGGATCAATTGATACTGCATTTATTGAATCAGGAGATGGAGGTACTTTTGGGTATTCTAACGATTATTCAACAGCATGGATAGATACAATACAGACACCGTTTGGACTAGGCTACAAAGAATATCATACACAAGAGGAACCTAAATACAACGGAGAGCTTTCAGGAAGCTTAGTTATCGTAACTGACGGTAAACTCTCAAGAAACAACCCATACCTGTACGAAGACTATTCAGGGAAAGACAATACAGTTTTACTAATAAAAGACTTCCCAGGCGGAGGTACAATATGTGCAATGCCTCCATCATACCCATCAATACTACTAACAAGCTCACCAGCGGCAGTGCGAGATATAACAGAAGACTTTGCAATACCTGGCGATGCAGCAATAACATACACTTTAAACAGTCAGGTAATTAGTAACCCGACGCAGTATAGTTTCCCAACAAACTACACCACTTATATAGTAACAGCATCAAAAGATACAATAGCAAACTGTACAAGCTCGATAACATATTATACGGAATATTGTACTATATCTAGAAAGAGTACAGGACGAACAATGATGGGATCTACCAACAATCCTTTACAAGATGTGACGTCGTGGTTCTCATTAGGAGCAAGTAATAGCCCTGCAAATATAGTGTATACCGTAACAACAGGAAGCACAACACAAACAATAACGACACCTACCGCATACAACTTTACAGGACTATTCGCCTCACCTAATTTACCTTCTAACATCTTCGGATACGTAACAATTAAAGCTGTAGATACAGCAACATCAGCATGTAGTCAGTCATTAAGACTCGACATATACCCTAACGTTATTAATCAAGCACTGCAGATGAGGACA